TGGTCACTGAAGGATCTACCTATGCTGACACATCCTGGAAACTCACAACCAATGACCCTATAACCATTGGTACTACTGCATTAACCTTTGAAATCAACACAGGCAATGCATTTGGTGTTATTTCAGCCAACGGTACTTCTGTAGTGGCAAACTCTGCCACAGGAACAGTAACTTTTTCTACTAGCAACAATATTGTCATCACAGGCAATGCTACCAGCGATACGATTACATTTGCTGTGGCAGATAGTCCAACTTTCTATGGCAATGTACTGCCAGGCGCAAATATCACTTACGATCTTGGTAGTACATCTAGTCGCTGGCGCGATATCTATCTAGCAAATTCTACTATCTATCTTGGCAATGCTCAAATATCAGCAAACGCTACGGCGGTCACTATCACTAATCCTGCAGGTGGCACCACAGTATTATCTGGAGCAACACCGGGTATCTCTGTCAGCACAGTTACTGCCACAGGCAATATCACAGGCGGCAATCTTATAACCAATGGAGAGTTGTCTGTTACAGGTAACGCCAACATAGGTAACTTAGGTGCTACTAATGCCAACGTTTCAGCGATCACTGCCACCGGTAATGCTGATGTGGGCAACTTAGGCACAGCAGGTCAGGTCACTGCCATCGGCAACGTCACAGGTGGTAATCTTGTAACTTCTGGACAGTTGACAGCGTCGGGCAACATCACAGGCAACTACCTGTTGGCCAACATCACATTTGCCAGTGGCTATAATACTACCAAGTTATTCAACGGAACATCTGAAGCCAATATTGGTACTTCAGGTGGCAATGCCAACATTACCATTGGAGGAGTTTCTAACGTTGCTGTATTCAGTACAGCAGGTGCTAATATCACAGGCACCCTAGGAGCCACAGGCAATATCACTGGCGGAAACTTAACCACTGCTGGTAACATCACAGGCAACTACTTGTTGGCCAACATCACATTTGCCAGTGGCTATAACACAACCAAACTATTCAACGGAACATCTGAAGCCAACATTGGTACTTCGGGTGGCAATCTAGAAGTTACCATTGGGGGTACACCCAACATAGCTGTGTTTTCAACCAGCGGTGCAAATATCACAGGAAATCTCTATACTACCGGAAATGTATCTGGTGGGAATATACTGGGCAATGGACGTAATCTTTCAGGAATAGAAACATTTAAATCATTTGCTGTGTCGGGTGGCAACACAATAACAGCAGACAGCATCACAGACACATTTACATTTAACGCAGGTACAGGCATCACATTGGTTGCAGATCCTACCACAGATACACTGACCATCGCAGCCGCTGGTGAAGGCAGTGATATCTTTGTTGATGGTGCTGATTTTGGCGAAGTCAGTGAAGTAGTGACAACCACAGATGATCTTGGCAGCATAGCCGATGCTGTGACCAGCGAAGCAGATCTAGGCTCCATCGTCACTGCAGGTGTGTTCTACCCTGATCAGATCGTATTTCCCAGTTATACTGTGGCAGGAGTTCCATCAGCAAGTCCTGCAGGACAGATGATATATGTCACCAACGAATCAGGTGGTGCTGTGCCCGCGTTTTCAGACGGAACAAACTGGCGCAGAGTCACGGACAGAGCTATAATAACCTAAACTAAATATGATACAGGAATAAACAATGTCAACCCAGATACAATACCGCCGAGGATCCAGCGCACAAACAGCCAGCTTTACTGGCGCTTTGGGCGAGATCACCGTTGATACTACCAATAAAATAGTGGTAGTCCATGATGGAGCCACGGCCGGGGGTTTTGCTGGCGTGAGCACCACAGCTACACAAACTTTAACAAATAAAACACTGAGCAGTGCAGTACTTACAGGTACACTGACAGCAAATTCTGGCGTGGGCAGTTCGGGACAGTATCTAGAATCTACAGGCTCTGGGGTGCGTTGGAGCACCATTGACGCGACTTCTATACAAAACGGCACATCGGCGATGACCGTGATCGCTTCTGGCGGCAACATCCGCGCCAATGTGGCCGGAGCAACTAACACAACATTTACTGCCACAGAAGCCAACGTTGCTGTAAATCTTACTTGTCAAGCACAGAGTGGGTTTGGTACAGCACCTACCACAGCCGCTGTAACTATAGGCGGTAATGAAACAGCATCAAGTTGGACTACCAATGGTATCGGGTTGAGAATCAACTCCGCAACATATACCGATTCAGGTACACCAGCCGCTGGTACAGCCGCAACCAATCATATACATGCCATTGCCCAAGGCACCTTGGCAGCCACCAATGGATCTGTGACAACCACTTCTGCGGCAACTCTTTATATTGCTGGCGCACCTGTGGCTGGCAGTAACATGACAATCACAAATCCCTATGCTCTGCAGATTGCCGCAGGCAACTTTGTCACAGCCGGAAATATTTTTGCCAACTCAAATAACACCAGCAACATTGGTAGCTCGTCAACTAAGTTTAGTAATATTTTTGGTGTCACAGTCAACGCTACCTACGCTGACTTGGCAGAATACTATACCACTGATGCTGAATACGAACCGGGCACAGTGCTAATATTTGGTGGTGATCGAGAAGTTACACAAAGTACGACCAATCATGATCCAGCAGTAGCCGGAGTGGTGTCAACTAATCCAGCCTATGTAATGAATGTTGATCTACAAGGTGGAGTAGCAGTGGCACTCACAGGTCGTGTACCTTGCCAGGTAGTTGGCTCTATCAAGAAAGGTGACTTGTTAGTCACTAGCGATATTCCTGGTGTTGCAACTAAAATGGTTACGTTTGTTCCTGGTAGCATCATTGGTAAGGCTTTGGAAAACTATGACAGCAATATTCCAGGCAAGATTGAAGTAGTAGTGGGGAGATTATGATCAATAAAGAACGCTATCGCGCAGACTATGCTGGTGAGTTTGTCATTACTAAAATCACCTACAGAGACGGCAAAAAAATCACCGACAAAGAATATATTGAAAACCCCATAGTCAATCAACACATATCCGGCCGAGCCGTGGTTGTTGCCAATGGGCACAGCCTACGCCACGACGTCGTAACTGCGGTTGCTAATCACGGTGGTGGGTTACTTGGTCAAAAAAAACTACAGACCTACGGATGCGAAGGCATTTGGAAAAAAATGCATTTGGATTTCTGTGTTGAATACGACATTCCTGTGCTCAACGAAATAGTGAGTTCAGGGTATGCAGAACGATCAGTGGTTTATACTCTAACGACAAACTGCTTAAAAATGCCTGGAGAGTTTTATCTCATTCCGTACTGTGTGAGATTGGCCGCACCAGCCGCTGCCGCTTATCTTGCGGCATTTGATGGACACCATGAAATCTTTTTGTTAGGCGTTGATGGCACCACTAGAGAACATCACATTGATCATAAACACATCATTGATATCAAACAAGTGCTAGGAGCATATCCCAACACAAAGTTTTATTTTGTGACAGATGGTGCTGAACCACACGACGAATGGCGTTCGTTCCGTAACGCAGAAGTCATTGACTACAGACAGTTTATACTTCACTGTGATGTCTGATACTGTTGTTGAACCGTTGACATTTTTTGCTTAACTTCGTCAAAGTTAACAGTAGACCATAAGCCAGGATGTAAAGGCCTTGGCCAGGTATTGGAATCAATCCAAGCCCATCCTTGATGTTCTTCGTTGAGGGTGGGAGTAAACTCTCCAGCTACACTACAGAAAAAAGTATGATAGCAAAAGTTACCATCGGGGCTGGTAAACTTTTCAATAGGTACTAGTTTGATTTCTTCGGGCCAAAAACCCAGTTCCTCAATGCATTCACGACGTATAGTATCCATTAAAGTTTCGTCTCTGCGGCTCTTTCCTCCAGGTAACCCCCAGGTTCCCGGATGTCGATCATCGTTGCGCAACAGATACAGATATCTATCAGTGGATATGCTATAAAACCAAACTCCTACAGCGTTCAAAGTACCAAGCTCCATTCTCCTTCAGGATACAGACCTTCGTAGCTCTTGAGCCACAAACCATCTGCCCATCGATACTGTATGCCGGTTGTTATGTTTGTGACGTATTGCACATCGCTGAGATTGGTGTGTAAGAAAGAGATGTTCCATTTCTCGCCATCGTACTCAATGATGTCATTGGCAGTGGCATACAAAACTTCTCCATTGATTCCGGTCCAGGCCGGAGCACCAGCAGAATAATCTGGTGTGCCAGTATCACCAACCAGCAGATATCGTTGGCCAGCAACAGCAACAGGAAGACCTGCTCCTGGGCCGTTGCGTTGAGGGTCTACTATGGCGTTCACTGGTGGTAAGGTATTTTGTGGTATGGTATCTTCGTCCACAGTAAACAGTAAAAATCTGTCGTCTGTGGGATGATATGCCACTGTACCTACTATTATAGTACCATCATAGGGATTGTCAAGTCTCACTTGACTGATACCGTTTTGCAAATCACCAAACAAGTTTGTCACCGCATGCCACATCACGTTACTGGGAGGGTTGGTGTCGGGGTTGATCGTTCCAGCTCCGGGCACCACGGCAAATGGTTCTAGTACCTGTAGCTGGTTTCCAATCAGCAACACCTGATAGTTGTAAGGTGTAAACTTCTGTCTAGTTCCCAACAACAAATCACTGTTATTCACAGCGTCATTTAAATCACCTTGTGCATCATACATTGAAGCAATGATTTTTTGGACCACACCAAGTTTTTTAACTTTGGCAGGAGGTGATATCCATATAGGTAAACTAAAAGTTAGCGAAGCGATATCTATTGGATCCTCTGTGCCCTGCGGGATAGTTCGAGAACTCCAGGTCACTGTTTCAAGTTCACAAACACTCAAACTGGTCCAATCCAAGTAGTTGTCTGTGCTTTGTATTTCCAGTGCAGGGTTGAATAGTGTGAGTATTTGCTCGAGTATTTGGAACTTTTGATTAGTGTTAGAAGTCCATATATCTAATTTTAGACCTAAATTAAACGGCACAGGCATTAGGCGCTCGATAGTAAATGCATTGCCCTGTGTGGTTTCATAGGTCTGTGTTTCGGTATCCCAGTATCTCTGTCGCACATTGGTCTTGTCAACAAAGTATGGCTCCTGCACACGATCTCTTGCATACTGTAACTCAGTGATGTAGAAAGTCATCAACGGAGTCGACGGCAGGCTATTGGCAGAGTTGTTTTGTAATACAGTTTGCGCTTGACGACTGGCGTCACCGTATCGTATGGGAACTCTGATCAGTCCTTTGACTCCTTCATCGTTGCGACCGTATTCAACCTGGAAGTTACTGAATATGCGTGTAAACTGTAGCAGGAAACGTCGTATCTGCTCATCATAAAAAAATTGTTGCATTAGTTGTCTGCCTCAGGTTTGAGAATGTTGCTGAGACCTTGCCGTTGTGGTATTGGACCACGGTCTGCTGTTTGTGTAGTAGCTGTGTTGTTGACAAAACTGCTACGGAGCGTCTTGTTGTCAGGTCCGGGTGTGAGATTGGTGCGTACTGCATCTTCGATCTTGATCCATCGCTTGCCTGAAAAACGAAACAGTCTGTTGGGGAAATAGTCCAGGCGCAGTGCATAGTCGCCTTCTTGAGCATTGATTGGAAAGGAAATACCAGGTGTGACAGGTAGCCCATTGGGTGCAATGCCGTCCCCAGACAAATATCCAGCTGTGTAACCGTCGCCGCGTGGAGTGACTGCGATGGCGTCTGCATTGACGTTAGTCGTATCCACTGAAACCAGCGTATAATCTACTGTGGGGTTGGATTCAGGATCTGCTGGAGTACCGTCTATGTTGGTAGGAACAATATAAAACTTAACAGCATCATACCCAGACTTTGGAACTTCAAACTCGGCCTGTGCCAATATAGCGTCGTTGAGTTCATAGTCTTTCTTGCGTGTACCAATACTTTCTTGTACAGTAGCAGGTGTGTAAACTTCCCACAGTGGATCTGTTATAGGTGTGCCTACCGGTACAGGATCTTTGGCTTTGTAGTATGTGTTGCCATCCAACACTATACTACCTTTGGGATAGTAGTTGCCAGGATCCCAAATATTGTCCTGTGCAAATGGTTTGTTTAATATATCATTGTACTCTTGAGCACCAACCAAGGGTGTGGCTTTTACTCGCCACAAGTGTGGTAACCACGTGGCACTGAATCCTTCTGATGCAAACGCCGCATCTTGTATGACATAGTACTTGGGCAACGCTCTGGGCAATGCCTCGTTCAACGGATTATAGTCTTTAAGGTTAGGAAACTCCAGCACATCACCTGACATGAGCTTGCGACCCATGATGTCAATCATATCATTGTAGTGGAATGTGATAAACAGCGTGTCGTTGTTGAGGAACAAACCAAACTGGGTGAGATCAAAATCAATGTCTTGCTGGTTATATACACCGCGCATGACATACACATCCTGACTGTAGGCGCGATCTCTGTTTTCGATCAACAAGAGATCTTCAACAAACAGCGGATTTTCATAACTATATGCTGGTTGTGTGGCATCTTGTGTGCCACCTGTCTGGCTACTAGAATCATCGCCATGTGGTTTGGGCCCAAGATATTTGTGGACGTAGATATCCAATCCGCCAACTGTGTACATTTCGGCTATGGTACGGTCCAAAAACTTGTAATCGTTTTGTCGATTTGGGCGATAGAGACTTAATCTGGGCATAGTACAGTATTTATGGGTAGGTTGACCTGAAAATCCAAATGTGCTAAAATACTACATTATCATCATGGAGCCGCTATGAAATCAGCCACTGCACTCAAGCCCGCAAAACCTTTGCATATCCGTTCTGCTGACACCAAATACATGGGCGATGAGCCTGCTTGGAAGTTCCAACCCGAGGCCGAGCGACGGGTCAGCAGTTTGGCCAATGCGTTCAACTGGTACAACTATTATCTGGGCAAAAAAGAAGTCAAGGAGTTTGTGGCAGACTGGCTAGATCGTCACGAAGACAAAAATGCCAAAGCGTTTCGTAGTGTGCCAGAACAAAGCATACCCAGCACCATGGGCTGGCTGTGCCGCATGAATACCATGGGTCTAGAACTCACCGAACACGAACTCTTGTACATTGAAAATCATGTGTCTGAGTTACTGAACAAGCACAAGCCCGCTAAAAAACTGTCAGACAAAGCACAGGCGTCTGCTGATGCCAAAGCTGAAAAGCAAGCTGAAACTGCCCGCATCACCATCCAGGATCGTCTGCGTGAAAAAGTTTCAGAATGTGCCGGAGAAATCGAAGGCATGTTTGATGACTTCATCGTAGCTGGTGCTAAAATGAGCGCAGACTACAAGCCCATTACCTTGCTCCGTGGCATGAACGTGGCACCCCAAATGGTGAGCACCATTGTTGATCATTGGAAAAAACGTGTGGACGAGATCGAGCAAGCTATCGCAGGTCGTGATGCACAGTTGGTAGAAGGCTACAGCCCGTGGACCAAAACACAGCTCAAGAACTTCCTAAAGTTCAGCGAGCAGGTCATCGCTGATTGCAGTAACTATGTACAGATCAAGAAAGTTGAACGCAAGCCCCGTGCTAAAAAAGCAGTGAGCCCCGAAAAACAAGCTGGTAAGTTCAAGTTCCTCAAAGAGTTTCCTGAACTCAAACTCTCCTCAGAATCTCCGGCCAAACTTGTGGGTGCTAGTGAAGCTTGGCTGTATGATACCAAAAAACGCAAGCTCATCCATGTCATGGCAGATCAACACTTGGGATCGTTCTCTGTCAAAGGCTCTAGCATCGTGGGGTTTGACACTGGCGGAACTAATCAAAAAACTCTGCGCAAACCCGCAGAACAGCTCAAAGCTCTGTTGGCCGGTGGCAAACCCGCACAGCGCAAGTATTTCAAGGATATCAAAGCCACAGAAGTCAAGTTCAACGGCCGTGGCAATGAGAATTTGATCATCCTTAAAGCCTGGTAAATACTGGGAACAGGAGTTCCCAATGCCGGATCAAAACGAATCAACACTAGATACCCTTAAACAAAATCTCATTGAATATGTGCGCTTGACCTTGGGTGATCAGATCGTTGATCTTGAGCTGGATCCAGCGCACTATGAAGCGGCTTACCAGCGCACCATGGGTGTCTATCGTCAGCGAGCACAGAACGCCTACGAAGAGTGTTATATCTTTTTAGAACTCCTGGAAGATGTAAACATCTATACCTTGCCTCAAGAAGTACAGAGCGTGAGACAAGTGTTCCGAAGAACCATTGGTAACTCCACAGGACCCTATTCATCTAGCTTTGATCCTTTTAGTTCTGCGACCCTTAACACCTATTTGCTAAACTATAGCAGTGCCGGGGGCCTTGCTACCTATGATTTCTATACACAATATGTAGAACTGGCCGCTCGTATGTTTGGTGGCTTTATAAACTACAGTTGGAATCCTGTGACCAAGCAGATACAGCTCATGCGCGATCCCAAAGGTTCGGGTGAAACAGTTCTGTTATGGGTTTACCAGCTCAAGCCAGAGATCGCTCTACTCACAAACTATCAAATCAGCCAATGGATCCGAGATTACATGGTCGCGGCTGCCAAGATGATCATTGGTGAAGCACGTGAAAAGTTTGCTCAGATCGCAGGTCCGCAAGGTGGTACCAGCCTCAACGGCGCCGCACTCAAAACCGAAGCACAAGCACAGATGGATGCCAAGATCGAAGAACTCAAACTCTATGTTGACGCATCCGAGCCGCTGACTTTTGTTATTGGTTAAATCTCCTCTTTGACAAAATATAAATCCATGCTATAATAGAGCATGGACTTAATGATCGACATCGAAACTGTGGGTACAGGCCCTGACGCCTGTATTCTAACCATTGCCGCTCAGGCATTTGATCCATTCACACGAGGATATCATGACCAGCAATACTATGCCCGCATTGACATCGAAAGCCAACCCAACCGCAACATCGAACAAGGCACCATTGACTGGTGGGCTACACAGCCCACAGCGGCTCGAGAAGAAGCCTTTGCAGAAACAGATCGCATACCTCTTAAGCAAGCCTTGGAAGAGCTCGGCAAGCTGATATGGCATAGCAAACGTATCTGGGCCAACGGCCCTACATTCGACATGAACATATTAGAACATGCTTACAAAAGTTATGGGTTGGCATTGCCTTGGAAATACTACGTGGTACGCGATGCTCGTACAGTATATGGTTTATGTCCAAGTCTCAACAAGTATCCTGCCAGCCACCATGCGTTGGAAGATTGCCGCAGGCAGATTGACCTGTTACACGACTCATTGGAAATGCTCAAAATAAAGGAACTAGTATGAAATTGTGTGTGATAGGTGACAGTTGGGCCGGCATGGAGCCTTACATAGAACTAATTAAAAATTTATTGGGCCAAGATGGCCACAGTGTAATCAACTTAGCCAAGGGTGGTGCTAGTAATCATGGACAGCTACAAAATTTGCAATACGGACTTTTAGAAAAAGACAAGGTTGATTACATTATTTGGTTTCATACAGAACCAGCAAGAGACTATTCTGAATTTATCAGCATGATATACAGTTTTGACAACCTACCGTCTCCGTATTTTTCTGATATTGGAAAGAAAAATTTGGTCGAAGACTTGCATTTTCTAAACACTCAAAACTATCGGTATGCACAGGAGTTGTACGAACAATATCAGACACCGTTTTTGGTAATAGGATCTGCGGCACCACTTTCGCCATCTATCGAAAACTTTAGTTTTTTCCGGTATAAAATTGACAGTTGGAACAAACAGATCAGTGGCTTTGAGGACATGCCATTGAATTGTTACACCCATCATGTGGTCAGGATGTTGGATCATAACAAGGAATACAAGTCACAACAAGCATTGGATGAATTACAAAAAACAGACAAGTTAGAAATTTATATGCGTTCAAACAAGCAAAAATATCCTGACACTACGCACCCCGACCCATCTTTTTACCCGGCTCTAATAGATAATATTTTAAATTTTTTAAAGGATCAACAATGATCATCGGAGTATGTGGCTTCATTGGTTCAGGCAAAGATACCATTGCTGATTATCTAGTAAACATACATCAGTTTCGCAGGGAAAGTTTTGCCAACACATTAAAAGATGCCTGTTCGGCAGTGTTTGGGTGGGACCGTACCATGCTAGAAGGGCGCACAAAACAAGCTCGTGAGTGGCGTGAACAAGTGGATGAGTGGTGGTCAAAACGTCTGGGCCTGGCCATTACCCCGCGCTGGATACTACAGCAATGGGGTACCGAAGTTTGCCGCCGCGGATTCCACGACGATATTTGGATCGCCAGCTTGGAAAACAAGCTGAGAACCAGCCAAGATGATGTGGTTATCAGTGACTGTAGATTTCCCAACGAGATCAAAGCCATAAGAAATCAAGGGGGTATTGTACTGCGTGTTGTTCGTGGGCCCGAACCCGAATGGTATGCCGATGCCGTGGCTACAAATGCAGGTCCTACCAACATGTCCTGGTCGTTGAGCAAAGATCGTTTGGAAAAACACAATGTACATGCCAGCGAAACTGCCTGGGTAGGTACAGAGTTTGATTGTGTGATTGACAACAATGGAACCATGGATCAGCTATATCAGCAGATCAACGATCTTCTTCAAGGTCTCCGCGACGCCAAGGTAAATCACTTCGAGTGACTTCGGCAGTACAGTTTAAGCAGATGCTTTTGAGATTGCGGAGTTCGCTGTTATTGAGATTGCCGTCCACATGATACACTAAGATTTGTGCAGTGCTCTTGGCTCTAAACCCACATCGATCACAGGTCATTTTTTTCTTATAACCAGCTGATTGCCATCTAGGCACAGCTGGTTTTTGTTTGCGACCTTTACGGATACAGGTATCACATCGGCTTCGATAGTAAACTCTGTCGTCACGATAGCAGTTAATGGCAGCCTCTCGCTTGTCACAGGCTTTACAAATGGGTCTTGGCATATAGATATTTACCGCAAAACCTTACGTAAGGGCAAGGTTAGACGGCGGTTTTGGTGCCTGCCGCTAAATATGAATAGCACTTTTTATTAAAGGAACAGACACATGGCACTAGTTTCCCCAGGCGTAGAAGTTACTATCATCGACGAAAGTAACTACTTACCAGCCCCAACTAATTCAGTACCATTTATCTTGATCGCCACAGCGCAGAACAAGATCAGTGGTAGCGGTGTAGGCGTTGCAGCCGGCACCACAGCGGTTAACGCTGGCAAGGTTTATTTAATCTCTTCACAGAGAGACTTGGTCAATACGTTTGGTAATCCATTCTTTTATCAGACCACTGCTGGTACACCAATCAACGGCTACGAGCTCAACGAATATGGTTTGCTTGCCGCTTACTCTTCGTTGGGTATTTCAAATCGTTGCTATGTACAACGTGCCGACATTGATCTCAGCGAGCTCACAGCCAGCTTGACACGTCCAACTGGTAGTCCTGACAACGGAACCTACTGGCTAGACACCCTAGATTCTGCTTGGGGTATTTTTGAATGGAGTTATACAACTTCAGCCTTTACCCTTAAGACTCCTATAGTGATTACCAGCACAGATGATCTTGACAGCGGCGTGCCAAAAGATTCCATCGGTAACATTGGTGACTATGCTGTTGTAGCAACCAACTCAAGCAATCCGGTGTACTACAAAACTGCTGGTAACACAGTGAGCAATCCTACAGTGGTTGCCAACAGTTGGGTCTTGGTGGGCAGTGATGATTGGAAAAATTCATGGCCATCAGTGATTGGCACAGCAACCAATCCAACGTTGAGTGCAGGTACTTTCTTCCTTAATGATGTGTTGATCAACTTCTCAGGTACAACAGTTACTCAGTTGGCCACAACCATTAACTCTACCATGGCCAGC